GGGGTGGTACCTACTGGCTGCCAAGCCGCGCCATCATAGTATTGCGTCGTGTTAGAGGCCTCGATGTAAGCAAACTGACCCTCGGCGAGTGTCTTTTCGCCCGTGCCACCAAAAGCCGCGTCGCGCGTAGTGGTAGTAGCAAAAACTGGGATGCCAGAGTTCGTAATGTTTAGGTCTGCCGCTGTCAGGACTTCGCCTGCCGTATAAACGGGGACTGTGGTTACTGCGTTTGCTCCCATAATGCTCCTTATCCTAAGACATTTTCGGTGTCGATTGTGCCATATACCAGATCATCCAAGATCAGCTCAAACACCAGCGTCGTAGGGCTGGTAAACAGCGTTATGCGATGGCCTGTTGACAGGTCGATCTCATGCTGGATGCCCTCAATGGCTAGTTCTTGTGCCAGTGATGTAATTGTAAGCCCGCTGGAAAATGACTTCTGAATTGTCACGGTGTTACCAATTTCAAGGACTGCCACCGTGTCACGCTGGGCATCGGTCAAGGATGCAAACAGGGTTGACACATTGGTGTAGCGCGCCTCTGGCTGGCCTACGAGTAGGTAGTTGGCTAGGTCGAGGGCTGCTGTGTTGTTGTGGACTAGCGCGTCCGAGATGGCTGTGGTCTGAATGAAGTATGTGGCCTGCGATGTCAGGTCTTCGGCGATCTCTGGGGTTGTTGCCCCAGCATGAGTTACCGATGCGCGGTTGATGACCTGATTAGCCTCGAACGAGATGCCCACATTGTCGTAAGGGATCGCTGTTCCGTCATCGTGGAAGTCTGCTGACGATGCTGAGAGTGTGTTGCCGATGCGATCTTGGAATGTGAATACCCCGTCGCGCGAGATAAAGATGCGTCCCTGCACCGACTCGTTTATTTTGGCTGTGTACGCGGCGACCGATGTGCCGTTGGGGACGGTGTATGCAGCTGCACCGCCAAGGGTAATCGTCGATGTCTCAATGTTCTGCTCACCCGGCAGCTGAAAAGCATTGACTTCAGGTAGCGCAAGAAGGGCGACAAGTCGAGCGCTGGCAAGTTGCTCGGTCACATTGAACTCGTTTAGGTAGGTCTGGCTGAGCAGATAAAAGTCATCAGCGCAAGCCACACTGACGGTGTCAAGGCCGCCGAGATTAAAGTTGTACGAGTAGTCAACGATGTAACCGTTGAACAGTTCCTCGCCTTCACGGCTTAGCACGACCTTGCGCATCGGTGCTAGACCCGGCACAGCCTGAGCGGTGTCGTAATACGGTGACTGTGTATCGAACGGGTTAAAGATGCCGCCAGTGAATGTGTCGTTTAGATCGAAGCTCATCGTGCCAGCGGTGAACTGGTCGCCGATGTCTCTGCGTCCACGAAACACACTGATGCTTGTAGCGCCGTCGATCACGGAAGCGAACTCTGTCGTGCCGTCTAGCACATAATCAGGCGAGTCCAGCAAGCCCTTTACTGGGTCATCTAGCGTAAACGCGTCAACGAGGAAGCCTGTAGCGATCTTGAGATCGTAAGACCCTGATTGGACGATCGTGGTAGCCATCAGGCGACCTGTATTTGTGCTGGGCCGTCCACTCGGTTCATGGCTTTAATGCTGTTTACTACAGCGCGCCCGATGTCTGCTGATGTGGCTAGTCCGCCGTTTACATTGACTGTGATTGGTGTGCCGCGCTCGACCATGAACTGATCGAAGAGGCTGGAGAAGTCGCCAGCGTTGCCTGTGATGCCGTAGTTGCCGCCCATGTTGCCTGCATAGTTTTTGCTGAGGTCTAGGACGCTTGAGGACTTACCGCCGCCACCACCACCAGCTGCTGGGGCTGGGGCTACTAGAGCCGACTCAATCATTGCCATAGGGTTTGAGCCGATAGAGCCTGTGCCGCCTTCACGCGCGAAGCCTGAGCCTCGAGCAGCTGGCGTGTCAAGTTCTGGCAGTGCTGTGTACTCCAGCATCGGGACTAGCGGTATTAAGTCAATGCTTACACCCGGTATCACATTCAGCGCGTTAATCAGTTGGTTTAGTCCAATGATCGCTGCGTTAATAATTTGGTTGATGCCGTTGGCAACTACCTTGACCGAGTTATATACGCCGACTGCAAACTGCTTAAACGGCAGCATAAACTCTGCAATGGCTCGAGGGCCTTCGCGGTACAGCTCGTACAGCGCGGCGAGGGTAATCATGACTACGCCTAAGCCTTTAGCCAGCACACCAGCCGATAGCGAGACCGTGGTGAATGATCCTGCCAGCACAGCGTTGGCTGCCGTGATAACGATCTGTAAGGCGTTGTAAGCCTTCATAGCAATGTTGGCGGTAACTATGGCTGCTGTCATGGCTGCGATAGCGCCGATCACAATAAGCAGTGCCTTGGTGTTGTCTTGTAGGAATGTGGTGAAGTTCAGGACTAGCGGCAGCATCTTTTCCATGACAGGAATAAACGCCGCGCCAATGCTCTCCTTAAGTTCGTCCATTTGAATGCCGAAGTTCTTTAGACCGCCTTCAGCACTATTGGCGAAGGTCTCAGCTGCACCACCGACCGAATTGTTAAGCGCCTGCATGATCTCATCAGCGCTTGAGGACGAGTCAATTACGCCTTTAAGCGATGGGTCAAGTTTGATGAGCGCAGTGGTCTGGCCTGCAAGAGCTTTAGATACCGCAACGCTGGCAGTCTCCATGTCAATGTTTTTGGCTGTAGCCAGATCGGCAGTGACCGCCATTGCCTTTTGTGACAACTCGAGCGAGCCTGTAGCGCGCACAAGGTTTGCCAAGGCTGGGCGCAGCTGATCGTCAGCCATAGCGGTCTGCTTACTAAAGGCGCTAATGGACTGCTCGACCGCTTTGATCTGGGCATCTGTGGCTTGTGTCGTTACGCGTAACTGGCGAGCCAATTCAAGTTGTGCAGCCTCATCTTCCATTGCTGCTTTAGTGGCTAGACCGATGCCAGCCGTCAATGCACCGAGCGCGGCAGTGGCAGGCAGAAACGCTTTTTTAAGTGCGAAGCCTGTCTTTGCGCCTACGCCGTCAAGCTGCTGAAACTGTTTGATGGCTTTGTCTACGCCGCCGCCTTGAAACTCGCTAATGATTGGAATTGACAGTGCCATTAGTTCAGGTCTTTCTGTATTTGGTTCACGGTCTTAAGCACCATCTTTTCCATTTCGGCCTCAATACCGCGCCGCGCTTTATAGACCGCTGGCCCGATCAGTCGAGTCCTACCCGGCATCGCCATTGCAAAGCCGCGCTCAGAGCTGACCGAGTCAAGTGATGTGCCTAAACGGTTTGTGTCTTTGCGGCCTGCACCCTCAAACACTGCTGTCGCTGGGTTCTTTTGCTCGATCAGGATTACGCCTACAGCATTGCGTCGAGTGTCAAAGCGCATCTTTACGCCTGACTGTGCGCCCGAGATCGTAAACGGGAATATCTTGCGGCCTCGATCAAACCACTTGCGTCCCATGCCTGACAATGGAAACTGGCTGTATGCAAGTTTTGCAGCTTGGATTGCTGGTTGTGCGATTGCGGTCGCGTCAGCCTTAAAGTCTTTTTGCAGCTGTGGGTCGATCTTGCGTAGCGCGTTAATCGTTTCTTTAAGACCGACTACTTCGACGCTGTGAGAGACAGGCATGGTTACTTCTTGCGGTGCATCTGCTCAAGCACATAGGTGACAGTGTTCAGGTCTCGCATAGTGAACTCAATCTCCTTTGGCCAGAAGCCTGTTAACGCTAGGACTTCGCAGAGGCTTCGCCGCCAAGTCCCTCGATGAAAGGGGTCTCGTCTGCTACCTCGTTGATAGGTGTAATGGTCATGTCAGGGTTCTCGGCAACCCATTCGCGCCAGTTGGCTGGCACTTTGTCTCCAGCAAGTTTGCAAAGAGTAAAAGCCCAGCAGCACATGTCGCTGAAGCCGATGCCTTTGCCGTCTGCTGATCGACGGTTCTCTGTTCGTTCCCAGTCAACAATGGCAAGCATGTTGGTGGTCATTTCACGCGCTGGCTTACCGTCGCCAAGGTCAATAGATAGTTTGACTTTCATTGTTTCTCCTTTGTCGGGCAAGGCTCCGCTTGTGCGGTCTCGCTACTTGTAATTCTCAGCGGCTGGTGCCGCGAGATCATGCGACGGCTTTAGTTAAAACGCCACCGCTAAATGTCAGGTCGATCGTGGACAGTTCGCCGAGCGAAGCGTTGATCGGTGTATGGGCAGACAAGAAAGCCCCGGTCAAAGTGTACGAAGGGTTCGCAGCACCGACAGCCGATGAACTTGGCTTTAAGACAAGCGTCGTGGTTGTGCCCACAAGGCTGTAAATGCTGGCCTCAGTCTCCGAAGCTGCATATGACTGATAAAGAGTTACGGTGACAGTGTTCGAGTACAGGCCAGATGTGAAGCTGCGCGAAGTGTTGGAAAATGTCGTGTTTTCTAATTGCTCCGACACATAGTTGATGACCGCGCTTGTGCACTGATCGGACAAGTCCACCGAGTTGATCGTGATGCTTGGGTTAGAAAGGTAAGTGCTGCTGATAGCCATGTCTATTGCTCCTTGGGTTCTGATTTGACTTTAGATGATTTCTTTGCGGTGTCGGTGGATATCAGGCCGCCGTCGAGCAGTGCGTCAATGTTGACACCGTCCTCGGGGATGAACTGATCGCCCGGGGTTCCGAGGCGTGGGCTGATGATGGTGTACATGTTTCTCCTTATGCGCTTTGTGCTTGTATGCCACAGTCAAGGTCGTAACACGGGAAGAGCTGCCCACCAATTTCTAGGTTGCTGGGACGGCCTGCCATA